CCCCCGGGGGGTATATATTTTTTAGAAAGTCGTGGTATATTTCGCATCGTTGGGAAAGCGGATGCTGGCGAGTAACAGCTATCGGCTCACCGTTGAAAGAATACGGACAAGTAGGCTCGACTGAAAAACATCACAGACGTAGCGAGTACCGACAACTTATTTATCTGTCTCCCAGACAAGGCAGAACATGACAATTGAGATCCAACCTACGGACGGCGTGCCCATCCCCAAAGATTTGGGCGATGAATTCGGCGCGTCTTTGCAGGATAACGCTCGTGTCGCCACCAAGACGGCTGCGCTCATGGCAGAACTTGGTATGCCTTTCGAAATGACGGAAGAAGACGAGAAGTTGGCGCATGACTTATTCAAACAAGTCGATGCCAAGAAGCATAAGACCACTCCAGACCAGTACAACCCCCCATCTCTCTATCAGGGTAATGTAGCCCTGAAGCTATCGGCCCTACTTAACGAGTATGACCAGCGAGTTGTACTCGATGCTACCCAAGCACGCACATATATAACTAATCGCCTACTTGAGATCTCCTCTTGTGGCGATGCTAGGTACGAGCTAAAGGCAATTGAGCTACTAGGTAAGCTTTCCGATGTCGGTGCTTTCACAGAGAAGTCGGAAGTTACCATCACCCATCGCACTTCAGATGACCTAAAAACAGCGATTGCGGACAAAATTAACCGTCTTTTGGCTGCTCAGGCTGCAAATACCATCGATATAACCCCGGATACGTCGCTAGAAGAGGAATTGGGGCTGATAGAAGTGGCGAAAGACCCACTAGAAGAGTTAAATAAGGCCGCTGAAGACAACGGGGAGCAATTGTGAACCCCCAAGAGCTGCAAAATCTCTTGAAAGTGCTTCCAAATCTGCCAGAAGCACAGCTTCGTGACCTCTACGCTTCCCTAGAAGAACACGAAGTACTACAAAAAAGAGAGAATGCAGCAAATAACTTCATGGATTTTGTCCATAAAGTGTGGCCTCACTTCATAGATGGAGCGCATCATGTTCGAATGGCTAGAGCGTTTGAGAGAGTGGCTCGGGGAGAGTGCAAACGGCTCATCATCAACATGCCACCACGGCACACGAAGTCAGAATTCGCCTCATATTTGCTGCCAGCATGGTTTCTGGGCAATTTTCCTCACAAAAAAGTAATCCAAACATCCCATACAGCCGAATTAGCGGTCGGATTTGGTCGAAAAGTGCGAAATTTGGTTGATTCCGAGGTATTTCACGAGATATTTCCGGGGGTTGGACTACGGGCGGACTCTCAGGCGGCAGGTCGATGGAACACATCAGCAGGCGGTGACTACTTCGCTATTGGTGTAGGCGGTGCGGTAACCGGTAAGGGTGCGGATATCCTGATTATTGACGACCCACACAGCGAACAAGAGGCCGCACTTGCTGAGATAAACCCTGAGATCTACGACAAGGTATACGAGTGGTATACATCAGGTCCACGGCAGCGACTCCAGCCGGGCGGCTCTATTATTATTGTGATGACCCGTTGGTCAAAGAAAGATCTGACAGGTCAGGTACTAAAAGCAGCATCGCAGCGAGGGGGAGATGACTGGGAAGTTATCGAGTTCCCTGCAATCCTACCAAGCGGGAATCCTTTGTGGCCCCAGTTCTGGTCTCTTAAAGAACTCTCTGCACTAAAAGAGGAACTGCCCAACCAGAAGTGGATGGCGCAGTACATGCAGAACCCCACCTCCGAGCAGTCTGCGATTGTGAAGCGGGAGTGGTGGCAAATCTGGGAGGAAGAGCATCCCCCACAGTGTGAGTTTGTCCTACAGTCTTGGGATACGGCGTTCGAGAAGAACAACCGGGCTGACTACAGCGCCTGTACGACATGGGGCGTGTTCTATCAGCCGGACGCCGCTGGGCTTTCACAAGCAAACATCATTCTTCTAAATGCGTTCCGGGATCGGCTGGAGTTTCCGTCGCTTAAAAAGAAGGCAATTGAAGAGTACAAGGAGTGGGACCCAGACTCAATCATTATTGAGAAGAAAGCCACCGGTGCCCCTCTTATATATGAGATGAGGTCGATGGGCATACCCGTGCAGGAGTTCACACCATCCAAAGGTAACGACAAGATTTCAAGGTTGAATGCGGTCGCTGATCTGTTCGCATCCGGACGGGTTTGGGTACCCAACACACAATGGGCAGAGGAAGTCGTAGATGAAGTGGCATCGTTCCCCGGCGGGGAACATGACGACTATGTTGACTCCGTGTCCCTTGCAATGATGCGTTTCAGAAAAGGTGGCTACATCCGCACCGACTTGGATGAGCCGGAGGAAGTTAGAGAATTTAGGCGTAGACGGCCTTACTACTGAATAGGTGTGAAAAATGGCAATCGATAAAGCATTGAATCAAGCCCCCTTGGGGCTAGGCGTGGCGGGTGTTATGCAGCCCGAGGCTATGGAGCCAGATCTGGAGATTGAGATCGAAGACCCAGAAAGCGTTACTTTACGCACTCCGGGTATGGAGATCGAGATTGAGCCGGGTGGGGAAGAGGATGATGAGTTTAACGAGAACCTAGCTGAGAAGATCAGCGAGGATGTCTTGGAAGGACTTGCTGCGGAGTTGATTTCTGACTACGAGGATGACGTAGCCAGTCGCAAGGACTGGATGCAGACCTACGTGGACGGGCTTGAGTTGTTGGGCATGAAGCTCGAAGAGCGTAGTGAGCCTTGGGAGGGCGCGTGCGGTGTCTACCATCCCCTTCTATCTGAAGCTCTGGTTAAGTTCCAATCCGAGACAATTATGGCGACTTTCCCGGCGAGTGGCCCTGTTAAGACGCAGATCATTGGTAAAGAAACGCCAGAGAAGAAAAAGTCTGCTGAAAGGGTTCAGAACGATATGAACTACCAGCTTACTGAGGTGATGACTGAGTACCGCAGTGAGCATGAGCGCATGTTGTGGGGTCTAGGCCTTTCAGGTAATGCGTTCAAGAAGGTGTACTTTGACCCGTCACGGGATCGCCAAGCTTCTATATTTGTGCCCGCTGAAGACGTTGTAGTGCCCTACGGCTCAGAGGATTTGCAGACTGCCGAGCGGGTTACACATGTGATGCGCAAGAGCAAGAACGACCTGAAGAAGCTGATGGTAGCTGGCTTCTACCGGGATATTGACTTGGGTGACCCAGTTAATGCACTAGACGATGTAGAGAAAAAGATCGCCGAGAAGATGGGCTTTCGTGCTACGGCAGATGATCGCTACAAGCTCTTGGAGATGCAGGTTGATTTGGATCTTGAAGGCTATGAAGATCCAGATGGCATAGCGCTGCCTTATATCGTCACTATTGAAAAGAGCACTGGTACCGTGCTGGCTATACGCCGTAACTACGAGCCAGATGACGACACTAAACAGAAGCGCACACACTTTGTCCACTATGGCTATATCCCCGGCTTTGGCTTCTATTACTTTGGCCTGATCCACTTGATCGGTGCGTACGCAAAGAGCGGTACTTCTATTCTGCGGCAGTTGGTTGATGCAGGCACACTCAGCAACCTGCCGGGTGGTCTAAAGACTAAAGGTATGCGCACCAAGGGTGACGATACACCGATCTCTCCGGGGGAATGGCGGGATGTAGATGTAGCGTCTGGCACCATACGAGATAACATCCTCCCCCTTCCATACAAGGAGCCAAGCCAAGTCCTAAAAGGCTTGATGGATCAGATAGTAGACGAGGGAAGACGCTTTGCTTCGGCTGCTGATCTGCAAGTTAGCGATATGTCTGCTCAAGCACCAGTAGGCACAACCTTGGCGTTGTTAGAGCGGCAGTTGAAAGTGATGAGCGCGGTTCAAGCGCGGATTCACTTTGCAATGAAGCAGGAGTTCAAACTCTTAAAGCACATCATTGCAGCCTACGCCCCAACGGAATACAGCTACGAGCCGACAGAAGGCCCACGTCGCGCACGTCAGCAAGACTACGAGAATGTAGATGTCATACCGGTGAGTGATCCGAACGCTGCGACCATGTCACAGAAGGTTGTGCAGTATCAGGCTGTGATGCAGATGGCGCAAGCTACCCCACAAATCTACGACATGGTTGAGCTAAATCGTCAGATGCTGGAGGTCTTGGGTATTAAGAATGTCGGTAAGCTTATTCCTTCCGCAGAAGATCAGAAGCCAAAAGATCCTGTGGCTGAGAACATGGCGATTTTGAATATGAAGCCCGTCAAGGCTTTTGCGCATCAGGATCACGAAGCACATATTAAGGTGCACATGTCCGCTATACAAGATCCAAAAATAGCGGCATTGGTCGGTCAGAACCCACAAGCTCCAATGATTATGGCCGCTGCTGCGGCGCATATTAATGAGCACATCGCGTTTGAATACCGCAAGCAGATTGAACAGACGCTTGGGGTACCACTACCACAAACCAAAGACGACGAGACTATTCCGCAAGAGGTTGAGAACCAGATTGCAAGCATGATGGCTATGGCGGCAGATAAACTGCTCCAGAAGAATCAAGCGGAGGCTGCACAGCAACAAGCACAGCAGGCCGCTCAAGATCCTGTCGTTCAAATGCAGATGCAAGAGCTTCAGATTAAACAGCAAGAAGTCGCAATTAAAGACAAGAAACTACAACTTGATGCCGCTACCCAAGCAGATAAATTGGAGATTGAGAAGCAGCGCATCGAGGCGCAGAAAGAAATTGCTGGTATGCAGGTTGGAGCGAAGAGCGCCAAGGATAGAGAGGATCTTATTGCACGGCAGGAATTAGAGGGTATGCGGATTGGTGCAGAAGTAGCCAAGACACATATCCAACTACAACAGCAACTCAGGGCGAAGAAAAAGCCTAATAAGGAGTAATCAGTGGACAAAGCACTGGAGCTTATTAAAGACAAGATAAACGAGAAACAAGCCTTCATAGCCAAAGCGGTTAGTGAAGGCATTGCAAAAGATTACACAGAGTATCGTGCAATGTGCGGGGAGATTCGAGGTCTATCCATCGCAGAAGGTTTTATCTTAGATCTCGCAGACCAGATGGAGCGTCACGACGATGAGTGAAATACTAATCGCTACAGAAAGCGGTGTAGTACCACAGGAAGCAGAGGAAAAAGCCAAGCAATTACCACAACCAACGGGGTATCACATCCTCGTCGGGTTGCCGGAAATTGAGGATACATACGAGAGCGGCCTGATCAAAGCAGACCAAACTCGCCACTTCGAAGAAGTACTGGCAACGGTGTTTTTTGTCATTGCTCTTGGGCCGGACTGTTACAAGGACAAAACGCGCTTTCCGAGTGGTCCGTGGTGTAAAGAGGGCGATTTTATTTTGGCCCGCCCTAACAGTGGCACTCGCCTAAAGATTCACGGGCAAGAGTTCCGCATGATTAACGACGACACGGTGGAAGCTGTCGTTCAAGACCCTCGTGGCATTCGCCGCGCATAAGGAGGATTTATGGATAAAACAGAATTTGAGTTCCCGGATGAAAAAGAATTGCGGGAAGGCGGTAAGACCGAAGCCAAGCAGGAGGCTGAGTTTGACCTTGAAATAGAGGACGACACCCCGCCGGAAGACCGTGGCCGGGAGCCGATGCCCAAGGAACTTGTACAAGAACTTGAACAAGATGAGCTTGAGGACTACTCCGAGAAGGTTAAGACCCGCCTAAAGCAAATGAAGAAGGTGTGGCATGACGAGCGTCGGGAGAAAGACCAAGCCCTGCGGGAGCGTCAGGCTGCGGAGGAACTAGCCAAACGAGTCCTTGAAGAGAACAGAAAACTCAAAACTAGACTCAGTGAAGGTGAGAAGTCTTACTTAGATACATATAAGAACGCTGCCGAACTAGAGTTAGATGTTGCCGAAAAGGCATATAAATCTGCCTATGAAGACGGCGATTCTGAAAGGTTGTTAGAAGCGCAACGTAAGATTGCTGAAGCTAACTATAAATTGCAAAAAGCAAAAGAGTACATTCCCTCTTTACAACAAGAAGAGAATGATGTACAACCTCAGCCAGAAGCCCAAGTGGCTCGCCCTGACCCGAGGGCTGTTGCGTGGCAAGAGCGCAATACATGGTTCGGTCAGGACGAGGAGATGACCAGTCTAGCACTTGGACTACATCAAAAGCTGGTCAAACAGTACGGCGCTAATTATCCATCCACCGATGAATATTGGCAGAAGGTTGATAGCACTATGCGTCAACGCTTCCCGGACTACTTCCAAGAATCTACGCAGACGGAAAAACCCGCCTCGCGCACAGAAAAACCGTCCACGGTCGTTGCTCCTGCAACCCGTAGCACTGGTTCCAAAAAAATCGTGCTGAAACAGTCGCAGTTGAGCATTGCTAAACGTCTGGGGTTAAGCCCAGAGCAGTACGCCCGTGAACTTATGAAAATGGAGGCCAACAATGGCTGAAAACAAACTTAGTCGAGAACTTGAAACTCGTGCCGTACAGGAACGCCCTAAGCAGTGGGCACCCCCTGAGCTTCTCCCTGAACCAGATAAGCAGCCCGGTTTCGCGTACAGATGGATTCGTGTTTCGACCTTGAACAACGCTGACCCACGTAACCTTTCTGCCAAATTGCGGGAAGGCTGGGAGCCAGTCAAGATTGAAGAACAGCCAAAATTCCAACTGCTAATCGACCCGAATAGTCGCTTTAAGGACAACATCGAGGTCGGTGGGTTGCTTCTCTGCAAGACCCCGCAGGAGTTGGTAGATCAGCGTAATGGCTACTATCAACGCCAATCTGAAGGTCAGATTGAGTCTGTAGATAACAACTTGATGCGCCAAAATGATCCGAGGATGCCGCTCTTTAATGAGCGTAAATCTTCGACATCGTTTGGGAAAGGTTAATTTCTAATTACTGGAGCTTAATATGGCTTATCCGACTGTAAATGCCCCCTACGGGCTAAAACCGATCAATCTGATCGGCGGTCAGGTGTTCGCGGGCCAAACTCGTGAACTCCCGATTGCAAGCGCCTACGCTACTGCTATCTATAATGGCGACATTGTTCGTCTGGATGGTGGCACTATTGTTAAAGAAACGGGTACTACCACTGTTACGTCGCAAGGCGTTGTGGGTGTGTTCCTTGGCTGCACCTATACCAATCCCTCAACTGGTCAAAAGCTGTTTGCTAACTCGTATCCGGGTAGCATCGTTGCTGACGACATTCTGGCTTATGTGGCAGATGATCCTGACCAACTGTTCAAAGTTGCTGTGACTGGCGGCGCTACTTCGACCACGATCACCCCGATTTCGGGCACGATTCTGGGCGACAACCTCGCTATTTCTCAGCCTGCTTCGAACACCACTATTTCGGGTAACTCGAATATTGGTGCTTATGATTCGGGCAACAATACTACGCAATCGCTTCCGTTCCGTGTTGTAGGTCTGGTTCCTGAGACTACCAACGCCAGCGGCAACTACAGCGAAGTAATTGTTAAGTGGAATGCTCCATACCCAACCATCACTATCGACTTCACGGCTGAAACCGCGTCGGTGACTTTGGCTGGCGGTCATTCTTATCTCAACCCGAACGGTCCTGACAACGTATAAGGGAGCTAAATAATGGCTATTTCACGCGCACAACTACTGAAAGAGCTGCTCCCCGGCTTGAACGCACTGTTCGGTCTGGAGTATGCTCGTTACGGCGAAGAGCACAAGGAAATCTACGAAACAGAGACTTCCGAGCGTTCCTTCGAAGAAGAAACAAAGCTGTCTGGCTTCAGTGCCGCACCGGTGAAGAA